CGTCACTTGGCATGGTCCATGCCTAGGCTAGTGTGGTTTGCTAAGGTCGGATCATCCGTCGCAGCTTCTGAGTTTCAACAGGTATTCCCAGCCGTTGATGGGCATGTTGTTAGCGAAGGGGACAGCGTCGACAGTGTTTCCCTTGATCACGTCGTGCAAGTCGGTCCCGCGCATGATAACCTGGTACGAGAGGTGCACATGCATGCCAAGGAGGATCGTGAGATTGCAGGTCGTGGCGGCGGCACAGATCAGTTCAAAGAAGTCGCTTTCATCAACCCTCATGTCCATAAGCGTTCCGACACTCCAACGTATTTTCATTCCGTTGAGAAGCGTTTAAAGACCCGTACTGCTGCCAACAACATCGCCCGGATGAAAGCCTGTCCCCGCAAGGATTTGTGTGAAGAGTATGACAGGCTTATCCCGAACCCACCTCAGTGGACAGCGCTGAAGTTTGAGCAGTACTGCGAGCGCACCGTGCGCGAGTATTGCAGTAAGCGGGCGGAGAATGTCGTTTTGGACAAATTACATTCGCACGACCCTGATCGCACTGGGTCTGATATTCGCATCTCGCTGAAGGGGCAGATTATTAAGAAGGATGAAAAGCGGGACAAGAAAGAGGCAATCCCAGGTCAGTTGATCCACGAATACGACATTAAGCAGACTCTGGGAGACGGACCGTTTGCTTTGTTCCTTGAGGATGAGATCATTTCCGCTTTCCCTTCGAATTTCCTCTTTTATCGCCGCATGAATCCCGAAGAGTTCATTGCCGCGTACCAGAAGACCTGGCGCGTGGGCAATGGGGTGCACACCTCTGACGTCACTAGGTGGGACGTTGGTTGCGATGCCGGTGTTTTGAATTTCGACTTGCATGTTATGATGCGATCCGGGTTTCCGGGTTGGTACATGGCAGAGTACGCCGAGAGGCGTTTGAATGCCAGGAGCCAGCATGGTCCAATGGCCACAATGCAAAACTCTGGCGATCGGTACACTTGGGCGCTTAACAGTTTGCGCAGGGCTGTTGTGGCGTCTTTGATTAACCACGTAACTCCGGAGGACACGGTTGCCATCAACGGTGACGACGAGGCCATCGATAGGTATTGTGTGTCAGATGAGTTTCCGGATTCGCCGTGGGAGTTCAAGAATTTGAACGGCATTGTCGGGGAGTTCAGTGGATTCACGCTCGGCGGCGCAATTCCTGAGTATTCTGCCCGCGGCATTCAGTACCGAACCATGATTTTGGAGTCTAGAGACCCAACCGCTCAGAACAAGTGGTTGAATTATCTTGGGTTGCTGAAACATGCTGATCATTCCACGGTTGAAGCCATGGACGTGGCTAGTGCCGCGCATGTCCACATGCACCCGGACTTGTTCCGCGAGGCCTTACCAGAGGCCATGCGAGGCATGTTTCCGGATGTGTTCCCTGCAGTTTGAGTTCGCTTTATTGCCGCGCGCGCTCGAAAATAGCGCTGTGC